GTAACTAAAGGAGAATTAAATGGCAATTAACATAACAGATTTTGCAGCAAATCTAAGAGGCGGAGGCGCTCGCCCAAACCTATTTCAAGTCTTTTGTGGAGCAGTTCCAAAGATCGGCGGCTCGCAGGCACTGGACAAAATAACTTACTTATGCAAGGCAGCATCAATTCCGTCTTCAGAAGTAACTAAAATTGCTGTTCCGTATCGTGGCCGTAACATCTATGTTGCGGGGGTTCGCCAGTTTGAAGAAACATGGAACACCACAGTCATCAATGATACCGACTTCATTATTCGCCGCGCGATGGAAGCATGGCAGAATGCCATCCACTCACACGAAGGTAACATCGGTGAAACCGACATCAGTAGATACGGCACTGATATCACGGTGACACAATTGAACCATATTGATGGTTTGGCATTGCGTACCTACAAGTTCAAGCACGCTTGGCCAACCAGTGTTGCCGCAATCGAACTTGCAGCAGATAGCAACGATGCCATTGAAGAGTTTGAGATTCAATGGGCATACTCGTGGTGGACGAGTGCCCCCGTCGATAATGCAAGCAGCCGTGATGGTGAGGCTGGTCAGACCACGACTTCGTAATCGGAGTCTACATACGAGTGAGGAGATTTTACTATGGCTTTGAGCGATCTGTTTGGCTTTCCACTAGGTAGACGGCGCAAAGAAAACAGTGATTCAGAAATAGGGGGCAACAGCAGACTAAAATCTGTTGTAGCCCCCAATTTTGATGAAGGAACTGCTTCTGTAGAAATTGCACCGTCAGGATTTTATGCATCCACTCTAGATCTTGATTGTCAGATCAGGGATGATAATACCCAAATTACACAATACAGAAGCATGGTTAACCACGGCGAAATTGAAAGCGCCGTGGACGATATCATTAACGAAGCCATTGTTACTGAAGAAGGAACTCCAACGGTTCGTCTAATTCTTGATGATATCGAAATGTCTGAGAAGGTAAAAGATGCCATTCGTCAGGAGTTTGAAAAGATTCTCAGAATGCTTGACTTCAATAATCGTGGATATGAAATATTTCGCAAGTGGTATGTGGACGGCCGCATCTATTACCACATGATCATTGATCCCGATCAGCAAAGCAAAGGTATTCAAGAGTTACGGTTTGTTGATCCTATAACCATTCGCAAAGTTCAAGAAATCAAGAAAGAAAAACAACCAGGCACAAACATTGACCTGATCGGAGATGTGCAAGAGTATTTCTTGTTCACGCCCGAAACCAAACCAGGCATGGGGATCGGTCAGGCAGTCAAGATCAGTCCTGAGTCTATTGCATATATCAATTCAGGATTATTTGATCCCATCAAAAAACTCATTATCAGTTACTTGCACAAAGCAATCAAACCACTAAACCAGTTGCGTATGATTGAAGATGCTGTGGTGATCTATCGTATCTCTCGCGCACCTGAGCGCCGTATTTTTTACATCGATATTGGTTCTTTGCCCAAGATGAAGGCAGAAGAATACATGAGAAGTCTGATGAACAAGTACCGCAACAAACTGGTTTATGATGCTGCAACCGGCGAACTCAGAGATGAAAAGCGTCACATGAGTATGCTTGAAGATTACTGGTTGCCACGCCGTGAAGGCGGCAAAGGCACCGAGATTCAAACGCTACCAGGCGGACAGAATCTTAGCGAGATGCAAGATGTGGAATACTTCAAGAAGAAACTGTATCGTTCGCTGAATGTTCCTATTTCTCGCTTAGAAAGCAATAATGGATTCAATCTTGGTCGATCTAGTGAAATCACCCGCGATGAACTCAAGTTTTCCAAGTTTGTCAGCAAACTACGCAGCAAGTTCAACGGACTGTTCTTGCAGATTCTGCGTAAACAACTCACCATAAAGAAGATCATCAGACCTGAAGAGTGGCCTGACATTGAGTTTAAGATTCACTTGGACTATCTGAGAGACTCACACTTCACCGAGTTAAAGAATGTTGAGATTATGAAAGGCCGTCTAGAATTGTTGAGCGGAGTAGACAACTATTTGGGACGCTACTTCTCTACTGCATGGATTCGCAAGCACATTCTTATGCAACCTGAAGAGTTGGTTGCAGAAATGGATACACAAGTGACTGCCGAAAAGAAACTAGGCATCATTAGTGGCGAACGCGACACCGCTCAAATCAAGACCCGCATTGATGCTCTTGAAACCGTTGACAAGTATATTGGTAAGTACTACTCGCTTGGATACATTCGCAGAAACATTCTGCAACAGAACCCATCTGAGATTGCTGCTATGGACAAGGAAATCGAAACAGAAAAAACGGCAGGTATCAAGCCAGAGCCTCGGCCCGATCTTATCAAAGCACTTGGTGGTGCAAAGGCATATGGTGTGGGATACGATCAAACTCCCAACAATGTCACCAAAGATGTGGATACAGGGTTAGACACTATTGGATCAGACAAAGATCCGTCCATGAGTGTTGATCCTAACGATCCAAATGCTCCGCAAGATACACAGTCGCAGTCTGTTGCTCCCACCAATGGAGAACCAACAGGTTCAGGTGGTGCTGCGGTACAAGATACTGCTTTGAATGGAGCGCAAGTAGACAGTTTGCTTACCATTGTCACCAATGTGAAAATGAGACTGTTGCCCAAAGAAGCAGCGAAAGCACTTGTTAGTGCAGCATTCCCGTCACTTAAATCTGAACAGATCAACTCCATCTTTGATCCCATCGAAGTGGATACGGCCCCACCCCCTGTGGTTCCACAAGCACCAAACATTCCTGGCGCAAAACCTGCTGCTCCCAAAGCACCAAAGAAACCAAAGGTGTAATTAATGCCAACTCCAATATATGACATCTATGCCGAGCAAGGTGCCAAGTTAGAAATTGAGTTTTTATACGAAGACTCAAATGAAAATGGAGTAAATCTTACAGGAGCATCAGGATATACCCATGGCCATATGCAAGTAAGACGATCCACAGAAGAAACAAGCACAGAAGTGATTTTGGAAGTGGAAGATGATGATGCTTCGGTGTTGGGAGTCACAGGATACTCAGGAGGGGTTACCTTGACATACGGGGGAATCACAGGCAATATCCTGTTAGAAGTGGATGCAGAAACCATGGCCTTGGTTCCACCTGGCAAGTACTTTTACGAGATTCAGTTGATTGCAACATCAAACCCGCTGAAATTGCTACGAGGACGATTCATTGTGGAGCCAGGAGCGATACGATGAGATATCGAGTAAGAATAACACAAGCCAGAACTTCACTTGTAATTGTTAGAACCATAAATAGGATTACGATACGGCAACAAACGCCTGAGTCCCGTGTGGTTTGGTTCTAACCCATAAGGAAAACAGATGTCTGACAGCACAATCAAGATTAAGCGTAGCACTGGCACAACTGCACCCACGGCCGGTACAGATATTGTGATTGGTGAACTTGCCACCGCGATGGATAGCAGCGGTAATGGTGCAAACAACAAGGTATATCTTGGCATTCAAAACGCAAGCGAAGGCACCACAGCAGTTGCCATTGGCGGTAAATACTACACCGATGCCATTGACAATCTTGCTGTTTTCAAGACCATTGCAGTTGAAGGACAGTCTAGCATTGTTGCAGACTCTTCTACCGATACGCTAACCATTACAGGTGGTGCAGGTATCGTCATTACCACAAACGACAGCACAGATACTCTCACCATCACAGCAACTGATGCCGGTGGAACCGTAACCAGTATCACTCCCGCAGCAAGCAACGGCAGCGGAACTGCGATCACCACAAGCGGCACCATTACTGTTGCAGGTACTGCCAACGAAGTTGAAACTTCTGTAAGCGGCACAACCATTACTGTTGGTTTGCCCGATAGCGTCACAATCACTAGCAATCTGACTATCGGTGGTAATCTCACAATCAACGGTGTTACTACCACAGTAAACTCTACCACCATCACAGTGGATGATCCTGTGTTTACACTTGGTGGAGATACGGCTCCAAGCAGCGATGACAACTTAGATCGCGGCATTGCTTTCCGTTGGTATGATGGTAGCGAGGCTCGTCTTGGATTCATGGGATGGGATGATAGTGCCCAAGCCATTGTTTTATTCAAACAAGCAAGTAATACAAATGAAGTGTTTGGTGATGATGTCTCTGTCGGTGGCGAAGTAGCGACTCCTTTAGAAACCAAAGCCAAACTGCATATAGGTAACACTATCAGACTTCATGGTTTAACCACAGGTGCGAATCGTTATATTGATCTCACTTGCTCTCCAACGGCAGAACGCACAATAACTATCCCTGATGTGACAGGCACACTGGTTTCCACAGGAAATCTAACCGCAATCACAACCACAGGAACCATCACAAGCGGTACATGGCAAGGTGGTGTGATTGCAGGACAGTACGGTGGCACAGGAGTAGCAAACACAGGTAAAACCCTCACACTCGGAGGAAACTTTACACATACTGGAGCGCACACTTTAGGACTTACCACCACAGCAAACACAAGCGTAACACTTCCAACCACAGGCACTCTAGCAACTTTGGCAGGAACAGAAACACTTTCCAACAAAACCATTGACGGCGGAACATTCTGATAGGAGACTCTCATGTTAACAAGTAAAACCCTTCTAAATCAAATCTTAGACGAAAACATCATCGGAGCCAAAGAAAGCATTCATACGCTGCTGGCACAAAAAGCCAAGGTGTACTTGGAAGATAAAAAGCGTTGCATTGCTTCCATCACCTATGGCCCTTGCTCGGAAGCAAACGGAGAAGGCAACTGCGGATGTGATGAACAAGTTGAAGAAGACTACGAATGCAATGAAGCGGATAATCTTGAGGATATGAATGAAGCAAAGTATCCCATACCAAAGAGCGCACGCGAACGCCACACGACCAACGATCTGCTTGATGCCATAGAAAGGGCATACAAAAAGGATGGACTCGATGGCTACATCAGCGGCGGGGCCCGCAAAGTATTAGGCATACTTGACCCAATAACCGTTGAGGAGATTCTTGATGATGCCAAGGTTTTCTTTGGGAAAGATATCCAGTACGCATCAGAGGAGATCAAGGGTTTCCTGAAACCACAGGACTACGCCAAGCACAAGATTCACTTGGAAGAGGCTGAAGAAAACAAACTTACCGACAAGCAAAAGAAACTAGACAAGAACCACAACAATGTTCTTGACAAGCAAGACTTTGTGATTCTCCGAAGCAAAAAGAAGAAGAAAGAGGACTAACATGAAACTCATCACAGAACACACAGACGATATCCAAATCATCACCGAAGAGAAGGAAGGCAAAAAGTCTTACTTTATTGAAGGTGTATTCATGCAGTCAGATATCAAGAATCGCAACGGGCGCGTATATCCCACCTCTGTGCTTGTAAAAGAGGCAACCCGCTACAACAAAGAATTTGTGGAGGCTAACCGTGCCATGGGCGAATTGGGACATCCCGAAGGCCCACAACTGAATCTTGATCGCGTATCACACATCATCAAAGAGATGAAGGGG